TTATTTCTGCATGAAGAAGTACACTTCCAGTTTATCCTTTTCCTTATCATAAACAAAATGATCCACAATACTTCTTATAGCATTCGACCTAGTAAGAGTATCACGAGAGGTATCTTTTATAATGTCATATACAGTTGATATGCTCTTAAGCATAGTTGCATTAGAATTTGAATCATCAGATGCCGAGCTGAAGGCTTCTAACTGTTTTTCAAGTGCTTCACGTTCATCTTTAAGCAGCTGCTTATTCTCTTTGTACTCCTCTAAGGTGTCGATTCCATCCCGGTATGCCTGTTTAATTCTTGCTTCTTTATCCTCTAGTTTAGACAACTGATTTAAGATAACACTTCTGTCATCTGTATCAGGCTCATTTGAGCTTTTTTTAAGTTCGTAATGCAATTCCACACTTCCATCTAAAACACGTTCAAACGCTTCATATACAGCATGTTCAAGTGCGACAGTTTTAATATAGTGACTATGTGAACATTTTCCTTTGTTGTAATTGCCACACTGATATCTTGTAGCATTAAGACCGGCCATAAGAGAAGCTCCACAGTCTGAACATTTGACAATTCCACCCAGCCAATGTTTCATATGCCCTGCAGCTCTTGCTTTGTAAGGGCGGCTCCTTAGCGCTATAAGATGCTGGACTTCATCCCAGGTCTCTTTATCAATCAGAGATTCATGTTTTCCTTCTGCTATGATCCAGTCGCTAACAGATTTAATAGTATGGTCATCATGTTTCTGTCTGTTCCATCTTACAGCACCGTAGTAAAATGGATTGGATAATATGTATTCTACAGTACGTCCTTCATATGTCGAACCACGTTTAGTCCGATACCCAAGAGAATTAAGTTCTCTGGCAATCTCTAAGTAACTATGGCCAGATATATAATCGTGATAAATCTTACGTACGATAACAGCCTCATCATCATATATGTATGGAATGCCAGTGTCTTTGTTCATCTTATAACCCAGCGGAAGGGAAGATTGGTAGCCACCTCTTAATGCTTTTTCTGTCATGCCACGTAGAACTTCTCCGGAGAGACGGATAGAGTAGTATTCATCCATCCATTCAATTATTCTTTCAATAAGACTTCCAAAAGGACCATCAATCAAAGGCTCTGATATGCTCACAACCTCAACGTGGTTCTTTTTCAGTAAAGACTTATATACGATAGACTCTTCCTGGTTACGTGCAAATCGGCTGAATTTCCACACAAGAATAACATCAAAAGGGTGTTCTTTGCTTTTTGCCATTCCTATCATTTTCATAAATTCTGGTCTTTTATCAGCTTTCTTGCCGGAAATACCATTATCAAGATAGATATTACTTGCCAGAAGTGACATATTATTCTTTTTAGCAAAGTCTATCAGAAGACGTTTTTGTGCATCCGGAGAAAGCTCTTCCTGCTTGTCAGTAGATACACGGATATAAGCACACGCAGATTTCATATTAAGTATATCCTTAGCCATATTAATCATCCTTTCTGTAGAATATATGCAAGTTGCACCGGTGCAACTCAAAAATGGGTACAAAAATAACACCACTTGCAAAAGCGGTGCTATGAATGATATAATATGGCTTGTCTAGGGCGATATTATATCATAAGCACAGCTTATGTAAATGTCGTTATATAAAGGCTCTTGTGTTACCAGCACAAGGGTCTTTTATTTATATAATGCAAATAGAGGACCTGAGATGTCATATATCTCAAGTCCTCTATTCACAGCCAAACAAGTTAGCCATATCTTCTTAAGATATATAATAATATAATAGTGCTATTAAGTCAATATAAAGGAAAAAATCCCTCTTTCCATATAAATGGTAAGAGGGATTCTCGCTAGTCATTTTAAACAACGACCATTTCTGTTGGACTTATCTTACCATTTATATGTTTTGGTGTCAATATTGGTTATATATCTGTCCTCTGTTTCCAGCATTAATAACAATCACAATAAACTCACCATTATCAACAGTATATAGAATTCTGTAATCACCAACGCGAAGACGATATATATTATCATGACCTTTCAGCTTTTTAATATCTTCACCTTCAGGTAATTTTTCTATTGCTTTGATAATTCGCAGCTTTTCGTTCTTAGGTAATTTATCAATAAATTTTTTAGCCGGCTTTTTGATAATAATTCTATACATTAATCAATCCCCCATTCTTTTTTGCAATCATCAAGGGAATAGCTTTCGTCTTTATCTGGACTATTCATATAATCTTGATAAAGTGCTTCACAGAAATCATTATCAGCCTGTTCCTCAGCAGTAATACCTTTTGCGTAAGCTAATATATACCCAATCTTATAATCAGGCATATTGTCAATTAACTGTAATAACTGTTCCTTTTCACTCATAGTAATACCTCCTAATCATAGTCTTAATTAAATATTATTCCCACATCTCCAACACATAAAATGTTGGTTTAAAGCCGATAATTATTCGTCTTCATCATCATCATCAAGAGAGTATGAGTTAGTATAGTTAGAATCAGAAGAAAGAGATTGACGATATTCGCCAGCTACCATTGTTTTGTTAAATTCTGCCGTTGGTTCTATTTCATCAACTATCTTTTCAAGCTCATCTATAGATATCTTGAAAAATTCCTTACGCATATTAACTTTATTTACACGTCTATCATTAAGTATTTCGTGCATCTTATTTTCAAGAGCTACAGCATCTTTAGAGAATATGAAGCTATGTACATCAAATTTAAAAGGAACGCTGGCGTTTCCGAGCTCATTAATTCTGTCTTGAGGTTCAAGCCTACGTGTCATACCTACTTTAAATACATCTTCACCAAAAGCTCCTAAGTTACTTATTATATAAACAGTACCGGCTTTACCATTTTGTAAGTTAGTTATTTCATCCTTTTTAACAATTACTTCACCTAATTGAGATTGAAGTTCAAGGATTCTTGCCTTGAGTTTATCAATTTCTGATTCATCAGTAGTATTTAACATAGTATCTTGCAACTTACTAATTTCAGTATTGAACTTTTCTTCTTCCTGTTGAATATGTTTCTTTTCACGTTCAAGAGCTTTACGTTCTTCAGCTTCCTGTCGCATTTGTTCTTTAAGAGCCATCTGTTCTTGCTTAGCTTGCTCACGTTTAACATAGTAATTATATTCAATTTTAACAGCATTAATAAAGAGATATTCTAATTCGCCTATGAACTTTGTAAGAGTACAAGCAATAGTCTGATTGCCTTCGCCAGCAATCTTAAGGTATTTTGCAGAAATATCTTTTACATGTTCGATTGCAGTATCTAGCTTTTCATATTTTAGTGCATATAATACATTCTGTAGTTCAGCTCTTAATGCTATTACCATTAGGTTGTAGATAGCTTTATTAGCTTTGGTTGTATATCTGGCAGAATATTGCTTTAAAAGATTGTCTATAAGCTTTTCATTATCTTTATAAGCTTTTCGCAGACTCTTTATGTCCATACAATGTAATTTAAGAATTACTGAAGGAGCAATTTCTTCGGCATCTTCTAAATCACTTGTGCTTAAGATGCAACTATTATAAGGAATTTCTAAATTTATGAAGTTATCAAATGCATAAGCAAAACTCTTATACAATTCTTTGGAACGTGATATTTTACGCTGCTGGGTTGCAAGAGATTTTTTTAGTTTATCATCCTGTTGTTGCAATTCATTAATTTCAGTTCTCAATTTATCAATTAATACATTATTACTCTGTATTTCTTCATTGAGAGAATCAAGGTTAGCTTTTGCTTCGCTTTCAGCAGAAGCAATCTTTGCGGCTGATTCCTGTTCTATTTGTTCAATCTTTTTCTTTGTTTCTATATATTCAGTAACACCTAGCTCATCACATGTTTGTTTCATTTCAGAATATTCCTGCGATAGTTGATTGTTCTGATTGAATGTTTGTGTGAATAGTTCTTTTTGTTTCTTATCATTTACAGCTTTTATGATAAGAAGAATAATGCCGATTATAGGCGGAATAATAAGAAACCAGCATGCACATAAAAGTGCAATAAACCAAGTGCTTAAGTACCATTTGCTTTTAGTGTTCATAATTGTTAGCCTCCTATTATAATAATTTCCAACTGTATCCACAATTTAAGCATTTAACTACACCTTGTTTGCTTGAAAGTCCGCCTATAATTGCTCCAGTACTTCCAAATGTAGCACCTCCAAGAAGAGCTCTTCCCAAACTTAATTTTTTAGTGGAATAGTTTATGCTGGTACTTCCACATTTAGGACAACAAGCTATTCCATTAGCTTTGTTTTCTTTTACTTTTTCTTTAATCTGTCCTTTTTTGGTAATTGAGGGATTCTTTGTATTCCAAATAGGAGTGCCATTTTTGGGATGTGGCACATTTCCTATAATTGTATTTATTTTTTCAGTATCATTTTTATCTACAATATAAAATCCGGTATCCTTTTTTCCACAATAAGGGCATTTTCAGCTTTTACTAGTAACTTATCACCGCAATTATTACAGATTTTTATTTTATTAGATAAATCATTACCATTGGAATCTATAATTATATTTTTTTCTAAGAATTGATGTACATCTTTTATATCAGAATTAACACCGGTATATAATAGTCCATCATATATTTTTTTGAGTTTTTTATCTGATGCAGACAAAACCCAGAAATTATCATCAATAAATTCTATTACAATGTAAGGATTTGCTAAAAATACATTAGTAATTTCCTCGCTTTTATATAAAGATTTTGTATTACCTGTAACGTCGAGGAGTAATCCTGCGTTATATAGTCCAATACTACAATAGGTTTTTTCAGCAGACGATGTTCCATTTATATATTTTGCAGTAGTAAGAAATGTAAAACTTGAAAACCCTCCTTCTTTTTTTATATTTTTGAATTGTTCCTTAGATATATCCATATTAAATATCCCCCTCTTCTCTATGTGCAAATATTTCAATTACCTGAACATCTTTGCACTGTTTGTCGTAATCTCCATTTTCAATGTGTTTCATCTCGTGATGATACGCTTTCATTAGCTGTTCCAAACAATGTCTTGAGTTTAGAACTATTGTATAAGTATCATCATTACAATGCATAGTGTATGCCTTAATTGTCACAGGCATATCAGCATATACAATATTAGTATCCAATTTCTTTTCACCCTCTTACTGTTAATCGTTGTTGTTAGACATTCGGTCAATCATCTCCTTTACAAACTGAATATCTTCTTTTTTAACCTTGCGTGATGCATCAAAGAGAACTTTATAGTCAGGGTTCTCATATAAGAACTGAGCCATATCTCTTGCATCATCATTAAGGTAGTAGGTATCTGGGATAACTTCTGTTGTTGGTTTTTTACCCAGAAGAAAATTCATATCTACATTAAAAGTATCTGCTATTAATTCAAGAGTTTCAAAGTTGGGTTCTCTTTCTCCTTTTTCGTACATTCCAATAGCACTTCGGGATATGCCGAGTTTATCTGCCATCTGTTGTTGTGTTAAACCACTTTGCTCTCTTATTCTTTTGAATATATTAGGAAAATCACCCATCTGTTTCAACTCCTTCTATTTAGTATGGTTTAATAATAACACGTTTTGTGGAAAAATCAAGAAAAATTCCACAAAATGTGTTGACACAGTTCGTGGCAGGTGATATATTATATCCAAGCCACAGAACGTGGCACGAAAGGAGTGATAATTTGAATGCTAAAAAGATCGGTAGCCGATTAGTGAAGTTGCGTGGAACTAAGTCGCAGTCAGAAGTGGCAAATGCAGTAGGAATAAGTGATTCGGCATTATCAATGTATGAATGTGGCGAGAGAATACCGAGAGATTCAGTAAAGGTTAAATTAGCTCAATACTATGAAAAGACTGTACAGTCTATTTTTTTTGATTAATAATGCCACAATACGTGACGTTATTTCCAAGCAAGTAACATAACAAGGAGGTATTTATATGGTAACAGCAATAGTATATGTATCAATGATACTTATTTTAATTGGTATAGCAGTTCAAATAAGTAAGAACATCCTAAGAAAAGAATTTGGCTTACATGATGAAACCGGAGGAGCGCTTTATAAAATAATACGGAAACGTTGCCTTGTTATAGGTTGCAGAAACAAGGCTGAAGTATTTTTTGGATGGCGTCAGGGTGTATGTAAAGAATGTTATGACAGAATATTTAAGTCAAAAAGGTAACTATTCCAAGCAAGTAACATACAAGGATGTGAGAGCAATTGCGAAGAAAACATATAAGTACATTATCCGTAGCTACGAACCATTCATAGAAGAGAAAGCCAAGACATTTATACAGGCGGTATCAGCTATAAAGAAAATGAAAGTATCTGACATTAAGCATTATGAAGTTATAAGGATACCATTCAGAGAGAGGCATCCTAACTTCCCAATATATTTTTCAATAGCTGCGCTAATGATTATTAGTTTAAGAGGTTAAGAATGAATAGCATAAAAATTAATTACGATAAAGAAGAACTTGAAATAGATGGAGAGAAAATCACAAAGCCATTTATTGTAAAAGTTCCATATGATGATGGCTATCAAAGGGCAAAAGTATTTAATCATAAGAATGGATGGAAAGCAGGAGAGAAACTTCCCTGTATTTCAATAACAAGGAATTGATACAGGGAAGAATAAGTTATTCATAGAAAAATTTTATTGCTCTCAATTCATTGTTTTCAAGAACATAGTCATCCATATAAATTTTTAGGTATTGTCCATCAGGAGAAACAAGAGTGTCACCAACAGATACTACACCTAGATATGAAGGATGTATTAAAACAAAAGGTCGTCCTTGTTCGGTTACAGGAAGACCTTCACAAGTTCCAATTTCAGTAAAGTTGCTGATGATAGTGTATGTAATTGGCATAAACAAACTCCTTTCAAAAATACTCGGCTACGGCAATAGCCTGTGATTAAAGTATAGGAGCTAGAACAGGATTAAACAAGATATTTATACAAGGAACAAAAAAGATGAATGTAACAGCAGTAGCAATAACAACGATTATCTGCATAACAATATTAGTTTTATGCAGAGATGATAGGAAGAGGTGATATTATGGCACATTTTAATTCAAGTGAAGCAAGAGCAGCACAGGATAAGTATTGCAAAGAGAATGGATATCCACACTTTGCACCAGAAAGTGGAAAATGTTGGAGTTGCAATAGTGATATTTATGCACAGATTAACCACGGCGGATATAAAACTGGAATTTCAGTAGAAGAAGCCGGCTCAACATTAATAACAGGCTGTCCACATTGTCACATATCATATTGTGATTAAAAGCAGTAATCAGGACAATCAGCAGAAGCATATAAGACAGTAAGCTTCGATGAGGTGAAATAGATGAACATAGTAATAAAGATTATAGAAGGTGACAAGATTATCGATTATGAGTCGCTTTCGGATAAGCAGAAGAAGGAATATGGACAGAAACTTAATGAGCAGGCATTAGCGGCATTAGGGTATGTCAGAAAGGAGTAAGAGGATGTAGAACATTTTGAAGTAAAATAGTGTTCTGCAAATAAGAATATGATGTATACAGAGGCGCAGCAGCATTTTAATGACACTGAAAGAAGTAAGAACTGGATTACATCACTTGTGGCAGTTCCAGATGATAATTTGTATCAACGATTATTTGAATTATCAAAGCAGTACGGAATGATAAAGGCAGAATTTTACGTTGATGTGTCATCAACAGACAACATTTATGTAAAAGTGTGTAAATGCAACATTACAAATGAATAGAAAAAAGCCGGCACTGGAATGCCGGCAATTTCATGAGTACATATAAAAATCACTTTTAATTATTATATGAAAAAACTCATAGAAAGTCAAGCATACGGGCGAAAACAGTCCGCTTTTGTAACTTTATTAATATATTAAAGTTAGAACATTTTAACAGGGGGCAGGTATGGCATACAGAAAAGATGTATGGCGTTTCCCTGGCTCTAATGAATATGAGTATAAGTTCATAGGTAATTATGGAGCAAAGGGAGAAAAACGACATAAGAAACAGAAAGCCTCTCCGGAACAGATAAGAAAACAAAATCAGAGGAACAAAGAAAAGAGAATACGAAGGTTAATAAAGGCTAACTTCAAAGAAGGTGATATGTGGGTGACTCTTAAGTATTCAAAAGGAACTAGAAAAAGTATTGAAGAGGTAAAAGATAATCTCACAAAGTTTCTTAACAGTATGAGAACACAATACAAGAAAAGAGGACATGCACTTAAGTTCATATATCGTATGGAAGTAGGTGCTAAAGGTGGAGTACATATTCACATTCTTATAAACAGAATAGACCAGGCTAATACGGATGAGATAATAACAAAGTGCTGGAAGAGATTTGGACATGTTAATTATCAAAATATATATGAGGCAGGAGGATATGCTGACCTTGCTGCATATATAGTCAAAGAGTATGAAGAAAATACAGAAGAGTATGAGCAGCTTAGTCTGTTTGAAGAGTATGAACAGAAGGAACTCATAAAGTATTCAAGTTCACGTAATCTTATACGACCAGAGCCGGAGAGAACAGATTACAGCCGGAGAACTGTCCGTAAGCTCATTGATGACGGACCAAAACCGGCAAAAGGATATTTCATAGACCCTGATTCTATAGTGAAAGGGCAAAATCCATATACAGGTATGAGTTATCTGTATTATACGGAGTACAGGCTTACAAGGGATGGCCCACACCGGGAGGGATAATATGAGGCATGTAAATATATACACGGAAACAACATTTAAAGGATTAAAAACACAAAATGGTGTTATTGGCTATGTATTAGAACTTATCACAAATAAAGAACCTATAACGCTTGACAGCACAGAGATACTTCACGATATGAAACCAAACAGGGCAGAGCTGGCAGCAATAATTAAAGCTTTAAAACGTATGAATGAGAAATGTGAATTAACAATATTCACGGAGTCATCATATGTGGCCAATGCATTTAATTCAGGATGGATGGCTGCATGGAAAGAGAATGGCTATAAAACTGCAAGAGGAAAAGATGTGGCTAATCGTGAAGAATGGGAACAGTTAGATGAACTGCTGACAGGTCATATATATGAGTTCAGGCTTCAGGAGGAACATTCATATAGAAACTGGCTAAAGGAGCATGTAAACAAGGTAAAGGAGTATGAAAATGTTTGATATATTTGGAGAATTTGACAGTGCAGAAGAAATAAATGAAGCGGCAGCAGCACAACTGGCAGAAGGTGACATAGAAGCAATAATGACTATAGCAAGAGAGAATGGCATTGATGCAGATGATGCACAGGATTACATAGATGGCACTACGGATGAACTATGTTCACCACTTATGGCCGCATTTGGAAAAATAGAGGTAGAGGCAGCAGAGCTAAAGCCTAAGGAGATAATAGAAGATTGGGTTAATTACATAAAAAAGAGATGCACAGAATCAGAAGATATGGCAAGTGCAGTAAGAAGCAAAGGCAAGAGAGTTAAAGGTTGTATTGCCATGCTTCTTAAGTGGAGCTGGGAAAATTCTTATTCAGTAGATAAAGACATAATACATCTATCTGGTATAAAAGGTCCGAGTGCTGTCAAGATGGGTATTCCCGGAATGGCAACAGCATACAGGCTTATAAATGAATATTATCTTGGAGGTGATAAGCATTGAGAAAGTTAGAGGTATTAGCATATGCAGGACGTAAGTCCAGGTCAGGAAAAAATACATTGATAGCAGATATTGTGGATATAGGTGGTAAGGAACATCTGATAATAGACTTATACAGCAAAAGAGAGCTTATATACAGAATGGCATTTAACGATATGGAATATGCTCATTATGATTACAAGAGTAAAAAATGGGATGCAGTAGTATGCTCATACAAGAAGCCACATAGAAACGAAATAAACAATGCCAATATAGGTGAAGAAGACAAGGAAAATATTTTAAAGTTTTACGGCAGGAACAAGAAAGATTATCAGGATTACACAGATATTATATGTGATATAGAGAACCTGGTAGATACAAGAAAAGACAAGGTAAGGCATGAAAGGGAAGGGAAAGAAAAAGAACAGTTGCTGAAACTTGTGCCAAAAGAACCAAAGATATTACAGGATGCAATAAATAGATATGCTAATCAGGGCAACATAATATATTACAAGCGAAAAGGTAACAAAGCTGATTATCATTGTTGTCAGTGTGGAATGGATTATACAAGGAGAAACAAATCATCAGAAAGTTATGAAGATTCAGTTTTTGCATCATTAGCGAAAGTGCCAAAGGTGTTTGAAACAGAAAACTGTCCATATTGTAAAAAATCAGGAACACTATTGCAGATGGGACATGCTAAAAGAACTCATCAATACTTTGAAATATTGTTATATCAACTAGCTAAGGATAGTAAGACACTAATGGTAACAGGATACAGTATTGATGTGTATAGAAGTCCATACAATGCATATAACATATCGAACAGAGCATATGCGATATCATTCTTAAGGCCCGGATATGAGAGAATATATCAGATATGGGGAGAGCACATTATAAAGTCAAATTACTTTAATATAGGCAAAAATTGCGACGTACATGAACTTGGCAGCAGTGTTATATCAGAGAGCAGTCTTAAGTATTTCCCATCAAATATGGGAAATCTTATATGTAATGCAGCAGAAAAGGAAACAAACCATGTAATAGCAAACTATAATGCACTTAGGACATATGCAAATGCACCGGCAATAGAAAGCCTTTATAAGATTGGATTTAATAATATATGCAGGAGTCTTATATGGAGCGGTGGACACACAAGAGATATAAAAAAGACGGCCAAAGAGGCAGCAGATATACTTATGGTAAGCAAAGAAGGCTTTGGGTACATAAGAAAGAATATAGATGATGATAGGCGTATGCTTACAATAATAAGATATATGGAGAAAAATAACATTCCACTCAATGATAATAATGTTGAGATTATAGAAAGTTTAGGGATATATAATCATCCTGGAAATGCAATTATGGTAACTTGTTTATCCACATATCAGAGTATACAGAAACTTTATAACTATCTTAATAAGCAAAAGCACAATTATACTTCACTTTCTGATACGCTTAATGAATACTATGATTATATAAAACAGCGTGAACTACAAGAAGATGATCTTAGCAATACAGTATATTTAAGACCACGGGATTTACATACAACATATATGACATTGTTAGAAGATGTAGAACACCTAAAGAATGAGAAGTATATAGCGGAGATGAGTGAAAAATACAAAAATATAAGGGAGCGTTCAGCGAAGATCCCTAAAAAATATACGTGGCAGCAGGCAGAATTTCTTATAAGACCAGCAAAGAGCGCAGAAGAGATAGTTATAGAAGGCAGATTGTTACATCACTGCGTTGGAAACGATACACAGGGATATATGAAAAAATTTAACGAGGGAAAAGGTTGGATATTACTGGTAAGACACAAACAGAATCCTACAGTACCATTTGTTACAGTAGAACTTGTAAACGATAAGATCAGACAGTGGTATGGAATAAAAGATAGTAAGCCAGACAGAGAAAATGTTGAGGCATTTCTCAATGCGTATATACAACATATAACAGGAAAAGGAGGAAAAAAGACTGCATGAATAAGTTAGAAGAACTTAAAAACTACAGTGAATACAAAGCAGCACTTGATGAGCAGATAAAGGAATCAGCGGAAGGTTTTGTAAAGATAGGTTATCTTTTAAAACTGGCAAAGGATACAGATATCTTAAAAGATTCTCAGTATAGCAATGTAATTGAATTTGCCAAAGCAGAGTATGGAATTGATAAAACTATGGTATCACGTTTTATAAGTATCAATGACAGATTTTCTGAGAATGGAAACAGTCCAATGCTTAGGACAACATATCAGGGGTTTGGATATGCTAAGCTGGCTATTATGCTTCAACTACCAGATACACTTAATGAGGAGCTTACGCCAGAGTATTCAAAAAGAGAGATCCAGACACTTAAAGAGGAAATGGATAAGGAAAAGACAATATCAGATCTTGAAATATATGCAGAAGGAACAGACAGCGAAAAGACAGAACTTGAGCAGATTGTGTATAAGATATGTGAAGAGAATATAGAGGTATATGAGCGTATATATAAAGCAGTTACACATGAGCAGCTTACTTCAAATTCAGTCATTAATATATTTTCACCTGCTGGAGATATGATTTATTCAGTACGTGTGCAGGGAGCAGGAAGAAAGGCAGTATCTTTCAAACAGGGAGAAGATGTGTCTGTGGTAAGTCTTAGAACATCTGAAAAGGATACATATAATACGCAAGAAGTATTAAATGCTGTTGTTAATATGATAGCAAGAAACATAGTAGACAGTAAAAATGATGCTAAGACAGTATGGCAGCAGATATATGGTATCGAATATCCAAAGAAAGATGAAGTTGCACCGGTGCAACAAAACGGCAAAACCAATTCGGAGCCTAAAAAGCCGGAAAAGAAAATGAAAGTTGTAAAGGCAAAGCAGGAAGAGATACACAATATAGAAAAGTCAGTACCGCCGGCATCACCTATAGAACAATCAAAAGAGCCGGAAAAGCCCATAAAGACAGAATCTGAGCACATAGATGAACAGTTAGAAGGACAGAAAAATATAGAAGATTACCCGGAAGTTATGCCAGATGTGGAACAGGTAGAAGGAACGGTAGAAAATATTCCGTTGGAAGATGAGAAGTTGAGCGAAAATAAGAACGATATACCTAACGATGAGAACGATAAATATAGGAACCCAGCAGATATCCGAAATAATATCCTGACAGCAATCACTAATATTAAATTTGCATTAGAAGTTAATGAAGATATTACGAATAACATTATAGACAGACTTATAGCATTAACAGATAACATAAAGACGGAGCTTAAAGAGCTTAAGAAGACAGGAGGCAGCAGATGAAAGTATATATAAGCTTACCAGTAACAGGAGTAAAAGGTTATAAGGAAAGAGCAGAAGCAATAGAAAAATTACTGACGGAAGCAGGACAGACAGTTATTAATCCTGTAACAATCTGTGAAAAACTACCAGAGAAAACAACACACAATGAGTATATGAGCATATGTCTTCCACTTGTTGATATGTGTGATGCGATTGTGTTTGATGAGGGCTGGGAGTCATCAAGAGGATGCAATCTTGAAATGGTAAGAGCTATGGAAAATAAAATAGAAATAGGATTTATAAGGGAGAATACATGGGAAAATCAAAACAAGCAAAAGCACACGAATTTACAGAAGCTGCCAGGCAGCAGATTTATATCAGGGACAATTACAGATGCATTTTCTGCCTTAAAAACTATAATATGCAAAATGCCACATGGTATGAAAAATCAATATTAAGCGTAATGCATTATATACCAAGATCAAAGGGCGGTCTTGGCATACCTCAGAACGGAGCATTAGGATGCCAGTATCATCATAATATGTTGGATAATGGTAACCAGGGAAAAAGGCACGAAATGTTAGAGATATTTAAGAATTACCTTAAGCATTTTTATCCAGACTGGGATGAAAGCAGTCTTGTATATAAAAAATGGTAAAAAAGAAGCCGATAGCATAAATTATCTGCTGTCAGCTTCCTCTCTTAATCGAACATATGTATTGTATCACGATAATACATATTGTGCAATAGAAAATATTAAAGGAGAAGGGAAGCGGAATATGGCAGCAGATATTAAAGAGGCATTAATACAGTATTGTGACGTTAAGCAGGAGTATGATGACATAAGAACAAGAAGGGATACACTTAAAAGAGATATTGAGAGAATGGAAAAGGAGCAGATTAGCGTAATTGATTCTGTGACAGGTGGAAATGGAGGTATACAACATTATAAGATAGAAGGATATCCATATCCTGAATATAGCAGAAAGAGGACACTGCTTATGGCAAGGGACAATCAACTTCAGGTATATGAAATTAAACTGTTGGAGATAACGAATGAGGTTGAGAGTTTTATAGAGAAAATTGAAAATAGTAGAATGAGAAGAATGATTACATATAGATTTCTTGACAATTTAACATGGTTTCAGGTTGCACAGAGAATGGGTAAACATCACACAGAAGAAAGCTGCAGAAAGGCGGTAGAAAGATTTCTGAAAGAAATTTAAAGTTTGTCCGATATGTCCGCTTTTTCTGTGGTAATATTTAAGCTGGAACAGATGCAAAGAGCACTGATACCCCAAAACTCCAAAATTATTGAAAACATCCCCTCTTAAAAGGCTCTGATACTGGATTATCAGTGCCTTTTATTATGCGTTTTCAAGAGTAGATTAAAATGTTAATAAATGTTAATAGAAAGGGGGTACATAAGAAATGAAACCAAAGCAGATAAAGTGCCTGGAATTAATGGTTCAGGGCGAATTAACAGACAAGGAAATTGCAGAGGCAATTAACATTTCTCCCAAAACAATATGTGAGTGGAAGAAAAATAACGAAGAGTTTCGTCGTGAGTACAATAGAATGATACGATCAAGTCTGCAATATGCTGCCCCCAAAGCTTTTAGGAAACAGGAAACGCTATTAAATTCTAAGAATGAGATGGTTGCTTATCTTGCAGCAAAAGACTTGATGGATAGAGCAGGCCTTAATCCTATAGAAAAAATAGAAGCTAATGTAAACGATACAACCAGGAGTGAATTACAGGAGCTTCTTGCACAGCGTAAAGCAAGGGGTGAGCCAGATGCTTCTAAGTAATAAGTACTGGGATTACATAGACACACCTGCAAGAGCAGAGTTTTTAGAGGGTTCAACTGCCTCCGGAAAGACAACAACAGTAGCTGTTAAGTTCATTATGAATGTAGCTGAATCAGATATGAAGCTGCATGTTATAGCCGGTAATACAACAGGTGTTATTGAGAAGAATATAATAAATGCTGATATGGGATTGCTGCAGATATTTCCCAATCTTGAATACTGTGGTAATGGTGATAAAGAGAATAAACTTCCACATATTAAATTCAAAACTGGAAGCAGTACCAAGATAATATATGTTCTCGGTTACGATAATGCCAGCAAGTGGAAGAATGCCTTGGGTTCACAGTTTGGATGTGTGTGGGTAGATGAGTGCAATACAGCTAACATAGACTTCATACGAGAGATATTCGGACGTTCTGAATACTTTGTAGGTACACTTAATCCTGATGCACCTACACTTCCTATATATTCAGAATACATCAATCATGCAAGGCCTATAGATAAGTATAGGGCAGATGTGCCGGAAGAGATATGGAAGGATCTTAATGGTTGTGAGCCTATTAAAGACTGGGTATATTGGTTCTTCACATTTGAAGATAATATATCCATGACACCAGAGAAGATAGAACAGAAAAAAATGAGCTATCCTCCTGGCACTAAGATATATAAAAACAAGATATTAGGATTACGAGGCAAGGCTACAGGTCTTGTCTTTTCTAATTTCTGCAAACGACATGTTATTACAAAGGAACAGGCAAAGGCATTTATTAAACGAGAATATGACGATAAGCAGACGGAGTGGTTTGTAATATATACAAGCGGTCTTGATACAGCATATTCAACAAAGAGCCCAGATACTATTGCAATGTCTTATATGGGAATAACAAACAAGGGCAAGCTGATAGTGCTGGATGAAAAGGTATATAACAATGCAGCTCTTGATATACCAATAGCTCCAAGTGATACAGTTAAGAATTTTATAGATTTCCTTGAAAGAAACCGTAAGGAATGGGGGATGGCAAAGAACACTTTTATTGATAACGCTGATCAGGCGACAATAACAGAATTTGCCAAGTATAAGAGAGAACATCATGAATGCTTGTATATATTCAATAATGCATATAAGAAAGTAACAATAATAGACAGAATAAACCTGCAGCTTGGCTGGATGTCCTTTAATGACAAGAAGGGCAGAGAGCCAAGCTTTTATATTGTCGATACGTGCACGAATTACAAGACAGAGTTAGAAACGTATTCGTGGCTTGAAGATAAGGACTGTGAGCCTGAGGATGGCAATGACCATATGGTAAACAGCGTACAGTATGGCTGGATTCCTTATCGAAGCAGGATAGGTATAGAGAATAAGACATAATTCCAGATAGGAGAGTGAGAGAGGTGAACATATTTACAAGTATGGCAGAGAAGATAAAAACAGGAATAAGAACGTGGCTGCGCATCCAGCCGGCTGTCAATGGTTCAATAAGCATACAGGAAACACTTGACTATGAGGGAAATGCTATAAAAAACCAGATATGGTACAGAGGTGAGAGTGAAGAACTGTCACAGCTATATAGCCAGATAGATGGTGACAAGACAAGGTTCTGGTCTGCATCCTGTACAATAGGTATGGAGATAAGAAAGATACACGTAGGTCTCCCTGCTATGTTATGCGATATGCTGGCCAGTATAGTAACAGATGATATGAATTTAATAGATGCTGGCAGCAGGCAGACAGAATGGGATAAGATAGCAGAGGAAAATGATTTCATTGAGCTTGTTAAGCAGGCAATAACAGAAACGCTTTATATCGGTGATGGAGCATTCAAGATATCGTTCGATACGAACCTTAGCAAGTATCCTATATTGGAATTCTACTCTGGTGATAAGACAGAGATTATCAGGGACAGGGGAAGAGTTAAGGAGATAGTGTTTAAGACAGTGTATAACGTCCAGAGGCAGGAATATGTATTACTTGAACATTATGGCATAGGCTACATACATTATGAGCTTACAAGAGGCAGCAGGGAATATGATTTAAGTGTTATACCGGAGCTGGCACATCTTAGTGATGTTACCTGGAATGACAAGTTTATAATGGCTGTTCCTATTATGTTTTATAAGTCAGCCAAGTATAAAGGACGAGGCAAGAGCATATTTGATGCAAAGATAGATAACTTCGATGCGCTGGATGAAGCATGGTCACAATGGATGGATGCCTTAAGGAAGAATAGGACAAAGGAATATATACCGGAGAATATGCTACCAAGGAATCCGCTGGATGGAAAAGTGCTAAAGCCTAATGCTTTTGATAATGCATATATACAAACAGATGGCAGCATGGCAGAAGGTACAGTTAATAAGATAGAGCTTGTACAGGGCAATATCCCACACGAAAGCTATCTTGCAACATATATCACAGCGCTGGATCTTTGTTTACAGGGGATTATGAGCCCATCAACATTAGGCATAGATGTTAAGAAGCTGGATAATGCGGATGCACAGAGGGAGAAAGAGAAAGCAACGCTTTACAGCAGAAATAACATTGTAGAGCAGCTTCAGAAGGTTCTTCCCAAGCTGGTTACAGCAACATTTAATGCTATAGACACGCTTAATAAGACAGCTATTAAGGATATAGATATTGATGTTACATTTGGTGAGTACGCTAACCCTTCGTTCGAGAGTCAGGTTGAGACAGTAAGCAAGGCTAAGCAGGGCGGTATTATGAGCATAGAGGCATCTGTTGATGAGTTGTATGGAGATACCAAGGATGATGAATGGAAGCAGGAAGAGATAGCAAGGCTTAAGGCTGAGCAGGGTATATCTGATATGGAAGAGCCGGCACTTAATATGCAGGCAGATGGCTTCGCAGTTGATGGTGCTGACAACAGTTTTACAGGATTTGATAACAAGTGAGGTAGCTTATGGCACTTAATACAGACTATGACATAGAGAAAGCTTTTAGAGCAATAGAAGATGAACTGATAGCCTCTATGATGCGTAATCTTGACAATCATAGGGCAGAAGAGATTGAAATGGGTTTTAACTGGACACAGTGGCAGGTAGAGCAGATTAAGGCTTTGGAGCGGTATAAGGTTAAGAATAAAAAGAAGTTTACAAAGCAATTCAGTAATATAAATGGTTCAATAGATGCTATGATATTTGCTGCCAGACAGGCAGGCGGTACAGAGCAGGAACAGAATATATTAAGAGCAATTAAAAAAGGACTTAAAGCATCTAAAGTGCCACAGGGCGCTGAAGGTGCTTTTTTCAAATTAAATACCAGGAAGTTAGATGCACTTATAAAAGCTACAAAGGCAGATTTTGCTAAAGCTGAACATTCTATGCTAAGAATGTCGGAGGATAAATACCGGCAGGTAATATTCAATGCTCAGGTGTATGCGAATACGGGTGCAGGAACATATGAGAAAGCGGTTGATATGGCTACAAGAGATTTTCTTAAAGCTGGTATTAACTGTATTGAATATGCGAATGGCAGCAGGCATACAGTAAAGGATTATGCCAGAATGGCTATTCAGACAGCTATTAAGCGTGCATATCTAACCGGAGAGGGAGAGATGAGACAGTCATGGGGAATTAGTACAGTTATTATGAATAAGCGTGCTAATGCCTGTCCTAAGTGCCTTCCATTTGTTGGTAAGGTGCTTATAGATGATGTATGGAGTGGCGGTAAGGCATCTGATGGTCCTTATCCGCTTATGTCATCTGCAATAGCTGCGGGGTTGTACCATCCAAATTGCAAAGACGTACATACAACATATTTCCCTGAGTTGGATGAGGAGCCAGACAGCAAGTTCACAAAGGAAGAGTTAGAAAAGGTCAAAGAAGATTACAAGCAAGACCAGAAGCAGCAGTATGCAGGCAGAATGGTTGAGCAGTTTGACAGGTTGTCGAAGTATTCACTGGATTCGGATAATAAGAAAATGTATGAGGTAAGGAAGGAACAGTGGGAGAATGTTTCAAAAGAATATGAGAGGGGATATATAGATAATAATTCTCAGAGAATAGGAACGAATAAAATAGACCTAGACTATATTAATTCCAAAGATTATGCGGATAAATATATGAAGATTAGCAAAGATATGGAATTAAATAATGTAATATATAGTAAATCAATGGATATATTGAGAAGTAATAACAGTAGTGATACTGAGGGATTATGTGTGATAAGCGTTTCTAATAGACAGGTGTTGCTTAATGTAAGGGGAAAGCCTGATGCAATAGGTGTTGAACTAAATAAGAAGCAAATGTCTATAATAAATAAGCACAAAAATGATATAATAGGAATACATAATCATCCAACAAATTTATTACCTAATGGAAGTGATTTTGTTGCTGCTGGGGCAAGAGGATATCAATATGGAATAGTAGTAACACATGATGGAAGAATATATAAATATTCCGTAGGAGATAAACCATTTTTACCTTATTTGTTAGATAACAGGATTGACAAATATTGTTCAAAAGAATACAATTTAAATATTAAAGAAGCTTACGAAAAAGCACTTAATGAGTTTAGAAAGGAGTATGGTATATCATGGCAGGAAATAGAATAAGATGTTATAAGGATGTTGTGATACATCATCCTGACTGGACTATTGAGGATTTTGAAAAAGAGGAAGAAAAACTCAAAGAAGAAAGCGATAAGCTAACAGAATGGCCTGAAATTTTATAGCTTATTATGACATTAAAAAGAAGTTAAGAAAAATTATGTCAGAAAACAGAATGGTGGATATATTTTAGATAATAGTAGATTAACACCATATTCAGTTAATAATGAAGATGAAATTAAATATAAAGATAGTTATTAGTTGAGAAATTAGTGATGTTATATTTACACAAGTGCAAAAAGAAGAGAAAAAGTATGATTGATGAAAAAAGTTCTAAAAGTGATAACTATTTAGATGAAAAAATAAAATATGAAAAACAAAAAATTCATTGTAGATATATATCGTGTATATGTATAGCAATAAGTATATGGTTAATTATTACGTCAACATATAAGCAGTCGGGGTTTGTTGAACAGATTAGTTTTGCAAGTACGATAACATCTATAATATTATCAGTTATAGCTATTATTTTAAGTATAACTGGAGAAGGAAAAACTGAAGGTATTAGAAATCAAATGATGGAAACTACTCAGGAATTGAGAAATACGGTAAAAACTGTTCAAGGAATAAATAAAGGAGTTGAATCAAGTTTGGAGGAATTAAAGAAAGGGTTAAATGAACTTCAAGAAAAAATAGATACCATTCCAGATAATACAGCAATGAAATTAACTAAGAGAAGAGAACCATCAACATTGATTGAAAAAAAGAGGAAAACCGAAAGTAATATATGGATGGAGTAATTTAGCTATGGTAAGTAAATTTAATGTAAATATTATAATGTGTTCAGATGTGAATGATGATACAACAATTATAAATGGAATATTTGACACAATAGAATTAGGGTCAGATAATAAAATCTCATTTAAATTGGTGACATTAATTAATTCAGTAAATGATAAGAAAGAAAAATTCTTATTAGTATATTTAATTGAAAAATTATCTGAAAATGGAGAAAAACATAAAATTAGACTATTAACAGTAAATGAGATGACAAGTAAGAATGCAGATAATGTCGATAAACATTCACAACATCTTGTTAAAAGTAGTATACCGGATAGTGGACAAAGTATAATAGCACAACATTTAAAAGATGTAGATTTTCCGGGTAAAGGATTTTATGAGATTCAGGTATATATGTTTGATTTAGATGATGAAAAAAACAAAGAGTTATTGTCTGGTACAATATCAAATGAATTTTTAAAAAAAATTAACAGCACTAAAGAAGATATAGTTTCAACATATGGATTTGAAGTTGTATAAAGATTATTAATTAAAGTGATAAGCTAATGGAATGACTAGAAATTTCATAGCTTATATATTTGCATTGAACAGCCACCAATCTCTTGATTGGTGGTATTTTTATACCCAATTTAGGAAAGGAACATATGCAACATTTAATTGAATACAGGGGAGAAGTACTGTTAGGAAAAGTTCCTAACGTCCCCGAAAGTGACATTAGACGTGGCGAAAGGCTGCGTCTTTTTTGATTGCAGAGGTAGGCTGCAATAATAATTATTTAATAAAATTTATAAAATGGCAGTATTTTTATAGTGTATTACATTATGCGTATCTTGCTAAATTTTTAATTATTAATATTTAGATAAAAAAATATAAACTGTAAAAAACACAGGAAATAACAGGGGTTTACAAGGTTAAGAAACTGTGATACTGTGAATTTACGATATATCGAAAATAATTTAAAAACCTCTTGATTTATTGGCAGACAACAATTATAATCAATTTAGTGGCAGACAAAAAGTGAGGTGAGAATATGAGTCCACGAACAGGAAGACCGAAGTCTGATAATCCCAAATCGGATAGGATAACCATTCGTTTAGATAATGAACATTCACAAATTATACAAAAATATTGTGAACAGGAAAAAGTTGAAAAGGCAGAAGCTATCCGCCGGGGTATTCAGAAATTAAAGTCAGAAATTAAAAAAGATTAGTTGTTGAAAGTTTGGCGACCCACACAACTAATCCTTTAAATACAGAGGTTTCCCACTGATAAATATATCATATCATTTTGGGGAACTTCTTTCAAGCAAATTTAAAAGGAGATAATTGAAATGATACAGATTGAACAGACAATTACAAGTGTTGAAGTAGCAGAAATGGTAAATAAAAGACATACTGATTTGATACGCGATATCCGTAGATATTCAGAGCAATTAGCTGAAAGCAAAATTGCGTTGAGTGATTTCTTTACGGAAAGTACATATAAGGATAGTACTGGACGAGCTTTGCCTTGCTACAATGTAACCAAGAAAGGCTGTGAATTTATAGCACATAAGCTTACAGGCACAAAGGGAACAGAATTTACAGCAAGATACATTAACCGTTTTCACGATATGGAAGAACATATACAGCACAGCAAGCCACGTACAGCATTAGAACAGCTCCAGTTACAGAGCCAGGCAATACTTGAAGTTAATGATAAGATAGACGAAGTTAAGCAGGAGCTGGAAGACTTTAAGCAGGATATGCCACTGATGAATATTGAATGTGACAGAATTACAACAGCAGTTCGTAAGGTTGGAACTCGTGCCTTAGGTGGTAAAGATAGTAATGCCTACCACGATAAGTCTTTGAGTGGTAAGGTATACACAGATATATACAGAGAGCTGAAGAGACAGTTTCAGGTTACTTCCTACAAGTCAATCAAGCGTAGACAGTGTGATACAGCAATATCCATAATTGAAGGTTATAGGTTGCCTGTGGTTCTGAAAGAACAGATACAGAACACTAACGCACAGATGAATATGGAGGTGTAATATGTCTGCTAAAATTGATTTTGAGAATGCTTTGTATGAACTGGAACAGACAACAGCAACATTAGGATTTGTTCAGACAGCATTTGCGGAGGGTGAATCTCTTATAGATAATGACGAATCTGCAGCAACTATATATATGTTATATTCAAGACAAAGGTCTATAGTGAATAAGCTCAAAGAAGTATTGAATACAATAAAATAGATAATATCATATTGATATCTGGGACGTTCAGCAATGGACGTCCTTTTTATATGCCCAAAACTTAATGGCAATAAACTTTAGGAAAATGCCGACGGGCGGTAAACGGAAGAAAGGAGATAGAGTGATGGGAAAGACATTACCTATTAATTTACAGTTCTTCGCAGAGGGCGGGGATGGTAACGGCGACCAGAACGCTGGAAGCAACAACAACGGACAGGCAGGACAGCAGGGTGGTCAGAATAATCAGCAGACAGCTGGTGTTGATTATGACAGATTACAGGAAATGATTAATACTGCAACTGCCAAGAAAGAGAATGCTGTTATTAAGGACTACTTTATGCAGCAGGGATTGTCAGAAAATGAACTTCATCAGGCAATCACGGCATTTAAGCAGAGTAAAGAGCAGCAGGCAAACGCACAGCAGAATGCTAACGCTAGTCTTCAGAACGAAGTGGCAGCGGCACAGAAAGATGCTGAACAGGCTCGTATAGAGCTTGCGGCTACACAGGTAGCTATAACACTTGGCATAGAAGCCAAGACAGTACCATATGTGCTAAAGATGGCTGATTTCAGCAAGGCAAAGGGTACAGATGGGAAGATATCAGAGGACAATGTTAAGTCTGCACTTGAACAGGTCCTTAAGGATGTACCAGCGCTTAAGCCGGCGACAGATAGCAATGGTGGATTCCAGATAGGAGGACCAGGAGGCGGCAACACTAACCAGGCAAATGAAGAGGCTCTTAAGAGAGCCTTCGGACTATAAGAAAAGAGAGGTAAAACTATATGTCAGTATATGAGTATGCAGAAAAATTTACACAGCTTTTACAGCAGAAGTACGCAAAGGAGCTGTGCTCAGACGATTTAACACAGTCTAATCCACAGGTAACATTTATCAATGCACAGACAATCAAGTTACCAAGAATGACAGTAAGTGGTTATAAAGACCACACAAGAACACCAGGCTTTAATGCTGGTACATTAAGCAATGACTGGGAGCCAAAGAAGTTATCTCACGATAGAGATATAGAGTTCTTTGTGGATCCAATGGATATTGATGAGACTAATTTAACATTATCAGTTGCTAACATTCAGAACACATTTGAAACAGAGCAGGCTATTCCTGAAAAGGATAGCTACAGATTCTCTAAGCTTTATTCAGAGCTTAATACATATAAGGCGGGCAATATCAACACAACAGCTATTACAGTTGCTAACTTCTTAGATGTATTTGATGATATGATGGAAGCTATGGACGAGGCTGGTGTTCCAGAGGAAGGCAGGATCCTTTATCTTACTCCGAAGATGATGAAGATTGCCAAGAAGGCAGAGGGAATACAGAGAACTATGGATGTCTCAGGTGGCTCTAATGCAGTCAATCGTAAGGTACACAGCCTTGATGATGTAAAGCTTAAGAGCGTACCATCTGCAAGAATGAAGACAAAGTATGAATTTACAGAGGGCTGTGTTGCTTCTGGAACAGCTAAGCAGATTAATATGATCCTTATTCATACATCTTGCGTAGTTTGTCGTGATAAGTACAGCTACATCAAGCTCTTCACACCAGGAACAGATTCAAGGACAGCAGATGGCTACCTTTATCAGAATCGTTGCTATGGCGACCTTTTCTTACTTGAGAAAAAGGCAGACGGCTGTGCTATGAATGTAGACGGAGAATAGGAGGCATATGATGAAGGCAGTAAAAGCTAATAAGGAATATACAATAGCGGAGCAGGAGCAGAAGCGCTATATTGCTGATGGCTATGATATTGTTGATGATAAGGGCAACGTTATAGCTTATGGAAGAGGCAAGACTGTTCCATATGAGCAGTATAAGAAGGTACTTGATGAACTTAATGCACTTAAGACAGAAAAGCAGGAAACAGTCGATTTAACAGCTATGACAGTTGAAGAATTAACTGCATTTGCAAAGGATAAGGGCATAGATATCGGACAGGCAACATCACAGGAAGGCATCATAAAGAAGATTAGAGCTGCCTTGGAAGCGTGAGCCTATGGTATATGCAAGTAAAGAACAGTACCTGAGCGAGCATAATCTTATCCCGGATGAACAGATAGAACGAAGATTAAAACAGGCGAGCCGGCATATCGACTCGCTTACTTTTAATCGTATAACATCAAGAGGCTTTGATAATCTGACAGAGTTCCAGCAGGCTATTGTAATAGATGTATGCTGTGATATGGCTGATTTTGAGTATGAGAATGAAGACATGATTAATTGTGTCTTGCAGAATTATGCTGTAAATGGAGTATCTATGCAGTTTGGCAGCAGTTGGAATGTTCTTGTACAGAATGGAATTGCTGTAAAGCGTGATACATACCGGGTGCTTTGTCAGACAGGCTTGTGCTGCTTAAGTCTGGGGGTGTGAGTATGAGATACCCTTGCTTGATATTAAAGAGTATGTGTAAGACAGAAATACATGTAGAGATAGAGCAGGAAGGCAGAAATGTTTATGGAGAACCTCTTGAACATTTTATATGGGATGGCTTATGTAACTATCAGGACAGCGGTAAGACAGAATTAACAGCAGAAAAGGTGCTTATAAAGCTTGAAGGATGTGCACTTATTCCTGGAGATATTGCACCGGAACTTCCGGTTATTACTAAAGGTGATATAACAGTGTTCGGTATAACAAGACATATATACAAGGGTACAAAGTGCCGTAATCCGGATGGTACAGTTAATTATGTAAGATTGGATGTGATGTAATGGCGAAGAATGTTAAGTCAACAGTTAAGCTTAATATGCCTATGGTAAGAAGATTAACAGCGGCAGCGCAGGTATCACTTGCACAGACAGCAGAGGCTATACATACCAATTTGGTGCAATGTCAGGTAATGCCAAGAGATACGGGTGCTTTGCAGAATGAGAGTACATTCGTATATACACAGGATATTGCTAATGGCAAGGTCGAACTTGTATCCAGCACACCGTATGCAAGACGGTTATATTATCATCCTGAATATAATTTCCATCGGACACCTTGGACTGACGAAAAAGGTAAGAGACATGAAGGTAATGCTAATGCCAAGGGCAGATGGCTTGATGATTATCTTAAGGATGGTAGAAAAAAGAATTTTGCTCCTGATACATTTGCTAAGCTGTATAGGAAGAATGCGGGGTTGTGATGTTAGGAATAGGTGATGTAAGAGATTATATAGCAGGTCTTGGACTTGCCGCTAATACTAACGTGTATTGTGGAAAATTAGACGACAAAAAGGATAAGAGTATAGGGATATATAACTCTAGCAGACAAAGACCTGTACAGATGGCGATAGGCGGTATAAAAAACAGTTCCTATCGTGTAAAGTCTGTAAGCGTATTGGTGCACTGGAATAAGAGTGTAAGAGACACAGAGAAAGCTGCTGAACAGCTTTATAATATGCTTAGAGACACCAAGAGAGTTACTATCAATGGTACCAGAGTATTCTTCACGAAGATGCAGGTTGATGAACCTGTAGATGTAGGAACAGATGATAATGGTATCTTTGAGTGTGTAATAGAATTAGATATTTATTATGAAAGGTAGGCAGAAATATGGCAGAAAATACTAAAATTGCTGGATATAGTGCAGAAGCAGTAGTAAAAGAAGATGTTAATCCGGTATATGAAATAAAGTTTGGTGTATGCACAAGCGGAAGAAAGAAATCAGATTCGCCAGAAACTATAACAACAGTTGTTGTTAAAGATGCAGAAAGTCTTGGAATATCTATTGACGGAAGCATGGAAGAATGGAAACCAATGGATCAGGGTGGATGGACCAGACGATTAATGACAGCCAAGTCAATCGGAATATCAATGGGTGGTAAACGTAATTATGGTGATCCAGGTAATGATTACGTTGCAAGACTTGCAACCAAGACAGGACAGGATTGTAATACGTGGTTATCAATTATTTTCCCTAATCTTGATCAGCTTATTATTCCAGCGGTAATTAATGTGACAAGTATGGCAGGAGATTCAACAAGTGCGGAAGCTCTTGAGTGGGAAGCGCAGTCTGACGGAAGACCAACATATATAGAACATGTAGCTTAGAGATAAAAGAAAGGAAATAAGATAATGGCAAAGACAGATTTTAAAGTAATAGACATATCAATGAAGATAACTAACCAGTTACCTATGATTCGTATTACAGAGGATTTGGTTGTAACTGTTAACAATCGAAAGAACAATATCCTATGCGTACAGGCTATGGCTAGTGAGGCAGAGAAGAAAGTTAGCGAAGATGGCGACAATGGTATTGGCTTTATGGTAAAGGCTCTTGAAATGCTCGTTGGCAAGGAAGCTGCTGATAAGATTGAGGATATGGACTTACCACTTCCTGAGTATAAGGAAATGTACAACACAATTATGAGCGTTGCCACAGGAACATACGGCGAGGAACAGACACCCTCAAAGTGAGACGTACTATGACTTGTGGGATGACTGGGAACTGATAGAATCAAGCTTCCTGTCACAGTATGGCATAAGATTACGTGCAGATGATGATATGTCCTGGTCTGAATTCTGTTCTTTATTATCCGGTATAATGCCTGAAACACCACTTGGAAGAGTGGTAAGTATAAGGGCGGAGAAAGATATTAAGGTTATCAACAGCTTTACTAAGGAACAGAAAAAGATACATGATGACTGGCTTCTGAAGCGTAATAGAAAAATGGTTGGAACACCACAGTATATAGAATATTGGACACGATTACAAAGAGACTTTAAGGCTGCTTACTCTAAGAAGTAGGCAGTCTTTTTTCGTGCCAGAAAGGAGGGAGAATGTCAGATGCAGTAGGACAGATAGCTCTGGAACTTGGCATAGACAGCTCACAGATAGTTAATCAGCTTACAGGAGCTTCTAATAAGGCAGCTAAGCAGGCAACAACTATCTTTTCTGGGCTTGGTAAGAAGATAGCAGCAGGACTAAGTATAGCTGCAGTTACTAAGTTAACGAAAGACTGCATAGAAGTAGGTTCCAATGTAACAGAAGTGCAGAATGTTGTTGATACAGCATTTAAGGACTTAAGTTGGCAGGCAGACCAGTGGGCTTCCAATGCTATGACTAACTTTGGCTTATCGGAATTATCGGCTAAGAAGTACATGGGTGTGTTTGGCCAGATGAGTAATGCTATGGGTATCACAGGTAAAGCAGCACTTGATATGGCTGAGAATGTTACGGGATTAACCGGTGATGCTGCATCATTTTACAATCTTGGAACGGACGAGGCATATACAAAGCTGAAATCTATCTGGACTGGTGAGACTGAAACGCTCAAGGACTTGGGCGTGATTATGACTCAGACTAACTTAGACCAGTATGCACTTAATAACGGCTTCGGTAAAACTACAGCCAAGATGACAGAGCAGGAAAAAGTAATGCTGCGTTATCAGTACGTAACAAGTGCTTTATCCAATGCTACAGGAGATTTTGTTAAGACACAGGACTCCTGGGCGAACCAGACAAGAATACTTACATTAAGGTTTCAGCAGTTAAAGGCTAGTCTTGGTAAAGGCTTCATAGCATTGTTTACACCTATTCTGCGTGGATTTAATAGTCTGCTTGCAGGATTGCAGAAAGTGGCAGATGGATTTGCCAGTTTTGTGCAGATGCTTACAGGTGCCGATATATCATCCTCTATGGGAAGTATAAGTGCTGATATAGCAGGCATAGGAGATGATGCTGGAGGTGCTGCAGATAATGTAAGTGGAATAGGAGATGCAGCTAAGAAGACAGCAAAGGATATTGAGAAGTCCCTTGCAGGATTTGACCAGATAAATAAGCTGACAGAGCCAACAGATGATAGTTCTGATTCAAGCGGTAGTACAGGTGGAACATCTTCAGGAATCGGAAGAGTTGATCTTGTACCAGATGTGAGTGGAAGTACATCTAATGTTTCTAGTGCAATATCTGATATGGCAGATAAAGTCAAGAAAGCATTAGAGCCACTTAAAGCAATATCCTTTGATAATCTGATAATATCTCTTGATAACCTTAAGAGGGCTGCACAACCATTAACAGATAAGTTGTTCGCTGGATTGGAATGGGCTTATTACAATATATTTGTTCCTTTGGCTAAGTGGACTATAGAAGATTTGCTTCCGGCATTTCTTGATGTATTAGCAGGCTGTTTAGATGTACTGAATAGCGCGTTAGATGCATTGAAGCCATTGTGGATGTGGGCCTGGGATAATTTCCTTGAGCCTGTGGCGAGTTGGACTGGTGGAGTGATTGTTGATGTTCTGAAAGGATTGGCATCTGCATTAGATGGTATATCTGATTGGATAAAGGATAATCAAGGTCCATTTGATGAAATAGTGATAACAATAGGAGCATTTGCAGCAGCTTGGAAAGCGGTAGACTTAGCCGAGTTTCTTATGAATGCTGGCGGTGTTGTCGGATTGCTCAGTAAACTTAAGGATGCAACTTGGGGCTGTGTAACAGCTAAGATAGCAGATAAGCTTGAAACAGTTCAGCTTTGTGCTATGTATGCAAAAGATTTTATTGTAAATATGGCATTGGCAACAAAGGAATTAGTTTCTCAGGCCATACAATGGGGAATATCAACGGCATCTAAAGTAGCAGATACAGCAGCCACAGCAGCACATACAGCGGCTACATGGTTAGCCACAGCAGCTACAACAGCATTTGGTATTGCTATGTCTGTATTAACAAGTCCTATAACATTAGTTATTATAGCTTTAGCAGCGTTAGGAGTTGCTATATACGAATTAGTAAAACATTGGGATGTAGTTAAGGATGCAGCAGGAAAATGTTGGGATTGGATTACTGATAAATGGTGCAAAGCAGGTGATTGGTTCAAAGGAATATGGCAGGATATAAAGTCTGCATTTTCTTCATTTGATAACTGGTTACAGAATATTTTTAACATAGATTTTTCAGATAGCTTCGGCTTTATAGGCGATATAATGAATGCTTATTTGAAAAATGTTTCTAATATATTTGGTGACGTAAAGCAGATATTTGGTGGATTGATTGACTTTATTGCTGGGGTATTTTCAGGTGACTGGTCAAGAGCCTGGAATGGCATTGTGGATGCCTTTGGTGGAATATTCTCTTTAATTGCAGACATAGCCAAAGGACCTATTAATATGGTAATAGGACTTATAAATGGTATGCTTGATGGATTAGAAAGTGGTATTAACTGGATAGTCCGCAGGGTGAATGCTTTAAGCTTTGATGTACCTGATTGGGTACCGGTTATAGGTGGTGACCATTTCGGGTTTGATTTACCGGAAGTTGGATTTGGTAGTATCCCATACCTTGCAGAAGGTGGATATGTAAAGCCAAACACTCCACAGCTTGCAATGATTGGTGATAATAAACACCAGGGAGAAGTTGTAGCACCAGAGGATAAGCTTATCGATATGGCACAGAAGGCAGCAGCTATGGCATCCAGTGCTGAACTGTTAGCTGAAGCTATAAGTATTCTTAAGCAGATCCTTAAGATACTGGAAGCATTAGATCTTGATATACAGTTAGATGGAAAGAGCCTTAAGAAGTATGTAGTTGATAAGATTAACGAGCATACAAAGCAGACAGGAAAATGTGAGATATTGTAACTTAAATGCAGAGGACTTATGTGTGTAATAGCACATAGGTCCTTTTTTGAAAGGGTGATGTGATGATAATACAGGCTGGTGGTGTGGAACTTCCTGCACCGGTAAGTTTAAAGGTTGATGATGAAATCATATGGTCTTCATCAACTGGCAGAGCATTGGACGGAACTATGTTAGGAGATGTAGTAGCCGAGAAGAAAACACTGTCTATTGGATGGGGAGTGTTAACAGAAGAGGAACTGGTACTTATAAAGGATAAGCTGATTGCCGGCTTCTTCCCTGTAACATTTCATGATGATGGACAGGATATAACAATAACAACATACAGAGGTACACTTAGCAAAGAAGTGCTAGGAGAACTGAGTGATGGTATCTTCTATTACAGGAGTGCAAGCGTATCATTGATACAACAGTAAGGAGATTAACATGAAACAGACATTGAAAGTTAGTGATATAAGAAATAAGGCAGTGGCATTACAGGGTATTAATGCCCATTTTCCAGTAAAGCTTAATTATGCAATAGCCAAGAACTTAAAGGTATTGTTAGCAGAGTGTGACACTGCAGCTGCACAGAATAAGAAAGTTCTGGATGAAAAGGCATCCAAGGATAAGAATGGTGAGTATGAATGGAAAGACAATGAGATTGTATTCCCTAGTGAAAAGGTCAAGAAAGAGGCGCTTAAGGAGCTGGATGATATAGCTAATCTTGATGTTGAAGTTGAGATTATGACTATCCCAATGAGCGTACTTGAAATGTGCGATACAGATAAGTATGATGTACCAACATCTAAGAATATGGCAGCACTTGAATTCATGATTGAATAGGAGATAAGCCTATGTATAACAATGTATCTGATGCGTATAAAGCTACGATAAGAAGTCCTTCCAGAACATTCAGGGGACGTCTTAAGATTAATGATAAATGGGTATATGCTAACTTTAAGAAACTCAGTTATGAAACTTCAAGCAGTTCTGAAGAATACCTGCAGTTAGGTTCGGCAGTGTCTGCCAAGATAGAACTTACTATTAAGAAGATAGGTGAGCTGTTCGAAAATACAGAGATACCTATAGAGATAGGATTGAAACTTCCTACTGGAAAGTATGAATATGTACCTGTTGGATTATTTACAGCGGAACATCCTACAAGTGACCAGGCAACAACCACATTTACGGCATATGACAGAATGATGAGGACTACAGGAGTATATGTATCTGAACTTTCTTATCCGGCAAGTGCATTATCTGTTATGAATGAGATAAGTGCTGGGTGCGGTGTTCCTGCTGATGTGAGTGGCATAGATTCGTCTATTATGATAGATACTAAGCCAGTTGGATATACATACAGGGAAATGATAGGATATATCGCTTCTATGGCAGGTGGCTTTGCATGTGTTGACAGAACAGGAACTATTGTTATTAAGTGGTATTCAGATGTGGATTATAAGCTGGATGTGACAAGGATAATGAGCTTTGAGAAAGATGAAAGCAATTATAATCTGGAAAAGTTATCATGTAATGTTGATAACTCTACAACTTTAACATCTGGCGGTGGAATACTTGGTGTTACATTTGATAATCCATTTATGACACAGGACAGGTTTGATAATATCTTTAAGAAGCTTAGTGGGTTCAGTTACAGGGGTGCATCTGTTAAGACATTAGGAGATGTTCGCCTGGATCCGTGGGATATGATTACTGTGGAAGATGGTGAAGATGCCTACAAGGTGCCTGTGATGAACATCCAGCAGGAATATGATGGTGGTCTTGCTATGACTATAACATCTTATGGTAAGACACAGACAGAGCAGGAAGTAGACTTCAAAGGACCAACAACACAGCAGAATAAGAGAATATATTCGGATTTGATATTGGTAAAGGAGCTTATAACTAAGAAAGTTGATGCAGAATGGGTTAAGGCTAATACAGTACAGGCAGAAACAATTGTATCTATTAACAATGACTTGGAGAATATCCGGAACAATTATCTTAAGTCGAACGTGGCAAAGATTACATATGCAACGATTGAGAGCCTTAAGTCGCTTAGCGGTGAATTTGCAGATTTAAAGGCAACTGACTTTGAAGCAATAAAAGCAAGTGTTAAGGACCTGAATGTTGATGTAGAAAAGGTGAACACACTTCTGTTCGGTTCGGCTGCCGGCACAACTATAACAACTGATTTTGCTAATTCTGTTGTTTCGGTTATTGGTAATGCACAGATAACAAGTGCAATGATTAAAGACCTGGCATTTGATAAGCTTACTGGCATAGACATTAATACAACAGTAATGAATGTGCATAGTGAGGATGGCAAGTCTATCTGGAAGGATAATACTATTCAGATAAGCGATAAGGAACGTGTGCGAATACAGCTAGGTAAGGATGCATCAGGTGATTATAACATCTATATCTGGGATAAAGACGGAAATCTGATGTTTGACCCGTTGTATGGTATTCAGGAATCAGGTATTAAGAGAGCGATTATCCGGAATGATATGGTATCAGACAATGCTGCCATATCCGGAAAGAAGCTTGATATAGATAGCGTGTTCAGCGTTATGAATGCTGATAAGAGCAATACCTTTAAAGCAAGTAAAATACACGTTGATACAACAGAACAGACATTAGAGAGTACGTTTCAGACTATTAACAGTTACATTGATGGTGGTTCTGAGGCATGGGGTTCTACTATGCTGCAGGCTAAGACATTCATAGAGCATAAGCTTTGGTGGACGGATATTGATGATGAAGGCAATTCTATAAAAAGCAAGTTTAATGATGTTAAGACAACATTAGACAGCTTTAAGATAGATATGTCGGACGTTACTAAGCAGCTTAATGGTACATTTGAAATATATGATATTACAGAAGTTCCAACACTTGACAATTATCCAGCAATAGAATTCTTTGTGCCGGTATATCCGGCGGAAGACTGGTATCCACTTGAAACTGATACCTGGCAATACACACAGGAAGAGTACGCTAAGCACGCTGGAGCAGTTGCTTATGTGAAAAGTGCTAATCGTGCCTGGAAGTTTCTTAAACAGCCATCTGGGATATATGGATGGACTGAAATATCATCATCAGAGACTGCTTATATGCTTAATAAGCATACAGCGTTCCAGGTTGCTATTGATGGGATAACAGCGGAAGTTAGCAGGGTTAAGGTTGATATCAAGGATAACTATATAACAACTGAATCTGCAAAATCTCTTATAAGTCAGAGTGAGGAAAGCATTACATCTTCAATATCTAAAACGTATACAACTACGACAGATTTTACAGATGGAATAAATTCTACCAAGGAATATGCAGATGGAGTGGCAAGTGCAGCACAGTCAGCAGCAGAAGGTACTGCAGCAAATGCATTAACTGATGCCTTAAAGAATTATACGGTTACAAAGGATATGGAATCAGCTATAAAGCTGTCAGCTGATAGTGTTAAAACATATGTGTCAGAAACGTATAAGCGGATAGGCGGAGATTTTAATGCATATACGGTATCGGAAATTCCAACCCTGGATAATTATCCGGCGACGGAGTTTTTTGTCCCAGTATATCCTGCGGAAGACTGGTATCCACTTGAAACAGATACGTGGCAATATAATGATTCAGCATACGCTCTACATGTAGGAGCCATAGCATATAATCCAACGGCTAATAAGACCTGGAGATTTACAAAGAAAGATGATGCTTGGGTGTGGGAAGAGATATCAAACACAGAAACAGCCTATATGCTTAACAGATTCGCCCGGCATGATGTAGCTGTAGATAATATAACAGGTGAGCTTACGAGCGTTAGAAAGGATTTAGCTAACAACTATTCTACTACAACCGAAATGGTTAACCGGATTGTTCAGGAAATTAAGGATGATAAGTCTTCAATAACAGCTTCTCTACAGGCAACATATGCTACACAGAAGTATGCAGATGATGCAGCAGGGACAGCTACAACAAATGCTACTGGTTATACTGATACCGCATTAAAAAATTACTCTACGACATCAGATATTATAGAATCTATAAGCCCAGGTCAGACAAGTATAACTGCGGCGGTAAAAGCAAAGCTGGGGGATTATGCTACATCTGCAAGCTTGAAAGCATTAATAGAGAATAAGGATGGTCAGCTAAAGAGCGCTATTGAGGCTATTGCTGATACTATTAACATTACGGCAAAAGGTGGACTTAACCTGTCGGGAAATAGAATTGCTATAGACTCTGATAACTTTACGCTTACGTCAGATGGAAGGATAACTAAGTGTAAAAACATTGTCGTTGATGGTGGTACAGTCGGCGGCTGGGAAATAGGTGATAAGTCAATATATTCATCATACGATTATAATGATGTGACATATGATGTATCGTTACACAAAGCAGAAAAGCCATCAACGCATATATTACAAGTGACTAAGGAAAAGAATAATGTGTTTGATTATACATTCTTTATAACAGCAGAAGGTAAAATGTGTTCGTATGGTCAATTACAGGAGTCGGGTAATACATTTGACTCTGAAGCATGCCTTTTTGGTGGATATCTTAAGATGCTTGATTCAACCAATAATACATATACTCTAATACATCCACACGGAATACATGCAAGAAATAAAGAAAATATAAATACACTTACATTGGTATCTAATAGTGATGATGGCAGTGGAGATGGACTTATTATAACTGGATCCGCTGGCACAGAAGTTTCAGTGCTTAGAGATAGTATAACATTATGGTATCAGCCAAATTCTCAAAAATACACAAAAATAGGCAAGGGATATGTTCGCATTTGTAATAATGGTACTAATTATTATAAGGATTGTGCTCTATCTGTTATAGGAGGGATAAAGACAGATTCTTTTAAATTATATAATCAAAATATTGGTTGGTGTGGAGCAGCTTTAAATAGGACTTCAGCTAACGATATTTCATTTGGTTGGGATGGAACTTATCTTAGAATATATATAGATAACACAATAATTGCTTCATATAAATATAGCCCAGGAAATAGTGAATGGGTCTAGATTTTGATTAAGAAAGGAAACAGACATTATGAATTTTATAGAATATGTTAAGCAAATATGGAAAAACGGACCAGGTGGAGGCACACCGTGGAGTGCAGCAAGGCTGAATCACATGGAAGATGGGATAAAGAACAATAACAGCATGATAAGTGAGCTAAACAACAATATTACCTTTTATAGTTGCTTTACAAAAAATTTTATATCGGAAAGCAATTGTGAAGGATATGGA